GCAGCGCGGTGCCGGGGTAGTAGACGTCGCGCAGCTTGATGTTGACGCCGTGGTCCTCCAGCGGCACCCCCATCTGTCGCGCCAGCCCGGCCATCATGGTGCTGACGTCGGCGGCGCCCGCGACCGAGATCGGCGGCGCCGGTTTCAGCGCCGCGATATACGCCTCATTCGCGGTGACCCGGAACGCCACGTCCGGTTGGCTGGTGCCGTCGAAATAGGCGTCGATGATGGTGCCGGTGAACACCCGCGTCATGCCAGCGAGATCATCGCCCGCCTCGATCTGCACACGGTTGTCGCGTTGCGCGTCGTATTTGCGGCCGAGCGTCGATAGTTGCTGCATCTGCGAGAACTGCATGCCCCAGATGCTGAGCGACAACACGACCGGCGCGCCGACCTGCGCCATCGACACCGTCGCCGAGCAGCGTTTGCCGCGTAGCGTGACAACGTTCTTGCCGGCCTCGCCGAAGTCGCCCGTGCCGATCTGGAAGGTGACGTCGATCCTGCGCCGGATGTATGGCGTGGGCGCGCCAGCGACCGGGGCGTCGCGCGCGGCCGGGTCGGGTTGCTGAGATTCGCGGGAGGGATCGAGGATCGCCGCCATTACGCGACCGGCGGCCCGGTGGTGCCGCTGCCGGTCTGCACATTGCCATGCGTGTGGCTGTCGTCGATGTGCTTGCCGTTGGAGGTGACGGTGCCGCCCTGCTGCACCACGTTGCCGTGCAGGTTGATGGTGGGCGCGGTGATGGTGATGGTTCCGAGCGAAACTAAGTTCATGCCGTCGTCGGTGAACTGCACATATTGCTGCGGCGCGCCCTTGGCGATGACGGTGCCGACATAGAGTGCATCGGCCAGATCGTGGCGGCGGAACGAACCCGGCGCGGCGGAGCCCTTGGTCGCCTTCACTGCCGAGATATCGCGCGACGCGCACACGATGACACCGACGTCGCCCGGTTTGGGATCCATGATTATCCCGTTCATGCCGTTCTGCGGGCGGTGGTAAGGCACGTTGTAGATCGGGCCGTGTGGATGAGCGTTTCCGACTCCGTCGATCTGGTGCACCATTAGCTGCACGTCGATGGTGCCGGGCGGTGCCACCTCGCCGTTGCTGCGGGCATTCACCACCTGCACGACCGCCGAGGTCGCCACCTCCGACAGCACGCTCCTGACCAACGACCGCAGCGCGGCGGTCTCATTGCCATCACCGCTGGTCAAGCGAAACCCGACATAACCGTCCGAACCTGACATCAGGTGCCCTCGCGCGATGCCCACTTGTTGGCAAGTCGCTGGTTGAAGTTATCGACCCGGATCACCTCGGCCAAGCGATAGAGATCGGCCACGCCATAGACGGTGTCGAGTTCGTGCAGCGTCGCGTGCTGCGCCGAGATCACTGCGCCGACCGCGCCCGAGCCAAGGTTGCGATATTCTGCCCATTCGGGTTGTTCCTCGCCGACGGTTCCGTCGTCGAGTTCCAATATCTTGCGCGTATAGAAAAACCCAGGTGGGTGTCGAACCACGCCTCCCGCAGTGCCAGCCGTGTGGTGATTTCCTCGATATCGTCGTCCATCACCGCGCGGGTGACGTTGCGCGACGGATCGGGTTGGAAGGTGACGCATGCCATCATTTCGGCGAGCAGCGGTTCCGCGACCGTCCAGTTGATGCCGCCGAGACCATGCACCGCGATCCAGGCAGCGCAGCCTTCGAAGCCGAGCGAGAAAAACCCGGGCGGCACATCGGCATTACCCGCCGCCAGCATGGTGAGCAGACGCCCGGCCCAATACTCGCCCTGGGTCGAGGACATTTCGGTGATCCAAAACACCTTGCCCTTGTCGCGGCCCTCGCGCTCGATCACCACCTTGTCGTGGCGGCGTGCCATTAGAGCGGCGCCCCGATGATGCCCTGCCACGTGATGGTAAAGCGGCGCGGCTGCAGGATGCGCCTCGCGTCGGCCATCGGCGGATAGTTGGTAAGAAAGCCCTGCACGCAGGTGAAGGTCTTCTGGATCGAGGCGAGCGTGATGTGCGCGTTGGCGATGTATGCCTCGCGTTGCTGCTCCTGCGCATTATACCACGTATCGAAAATGATGTTGCTCGGGCTATCGGCCTGCAGCGCGATGGTCTGCACCTTGGGCTGTGGCGTCCAGCCGCCGGACAGGAAGCCGTCCACCCCCATCAGCGTCTCGACCGGTGCCACCAGCGCATGTGAGAACACGTCGTCGGCGGCGAAGCCCTGCAGTTGCAGCGGCGCCGGAAACAGGTTCACCACGCTGATCATGAACACCGCATTGGCGGCAGTAATGGTTGCCACGGAAATCCTCCATCATGTGCGGAAAGGCCGCGTGCGGTGTAGTTATTGGATCATAACGGACGCGAGCGTGAGGCGCTGGACGGAGCCGCCGTCCATATACCAGAACGTGCACGGCGGCGTGCCGCGTGCTTCGCGCACCTGCGGCGATGCGTCGAGCACTTGCAGGTAGTAGCCCTGGGTTTGCAGGATGCCGTCGATCGCGACGCCCGCCATGTTGTTGACCTCGGCAACCTGCGCTTGGCTGAGCGTCACGCCCGCGCGGATCGCACCGAAGAACACCGCTGCGTTGATGACGTCCTGGCAGGCCGCCTTGATCAGCGTATAGCCCGCCTGATTGTAGGGGATCGATCCGGTGCTGGTCAGCAGTTCCATCAGCGCAAGCTGGAACCCATTGTTCATCCAGATCTGATTGACGTAGCTGTCGATCCATTTGTAGGGACCGCTGACAAATCCCGGATACAGGAAGTCGAACAGGTCGTTGGCCGTCGTCCAGATGCCATAGTAGTTGTAAAAATTCGCCTCCAGGTTCGCCGCGATCAGGCCGCTGCTGATGTCGGGCGTGATGCCGTTCTGGGCGCGGAACGCGAGCGTCTTGCGGCCGTTGTAGCGATTGAAGTCGATCGCCGCGATGACGCCCATGGTGAACATGGCGAGGTTGCGCCCGTTGGTCAGGTTGGGCGATGAGATCGGCGCGGTGCCCGAGGTGAGCGAGGTGTTGAGGATGCGCGCGAGGCTGGCCGGCGCATTGGCCGATTGGGTGGGCGACGGATCGGTATCCCAGGCGACATAGAGAAAATTGTTCTGCTGCTTGTTGCACCACGCGGCGAACAACTGCTTTTGGGCGTTGCCGCTGGTGGCGCTATCGGGATCGAACGCGGTGCAGAAGCTGGCCCAGTTCATCGTCATCTTGACGACGCCATCCATAAACGTGGCAGCGGTCCCGATCGGCAGCGGACCGCCTGTGCCGCCGTTGCCATAGGGCTGCAGCAACGCACCGGCCGCCTGGGTAAGACCAAGCACGGTGGCGAGATTGCCCGAGACCTGGGTGGCATAGCTCATCGACGGCACCGTGCCAGCGGGAACCTGGACGTTCGCCGTAGCGGTGCTGATCTTGAAGCGCATCACCGCCGCATCCCAGGTGCAGGGATTGCGGATCAGCGAGATCACGACCGGCGTCGCATGGGTCGCCGAATTGCTCATCTTATAGGTGCCGACTTTGCCGGTCGTGCCGGTCAGTTGCTGCACGACATAGGTGCCAACCGGGAACACCGACTCGATGACATCGCCCGGCTGGATCAGGTTGGTGCCGGTAATAGCGGTCACCGTCATCGTGGTGCCGCTGCTCGTGATGGTGATACCACGACTGACCACCGGGCCGGTGTAATACGCTAACGCGGCACCGATGATCTGCGCTGCCATCGAGAACGACGTCGCGTTGGCAAGCGAGATCGGGGCGGTCTTGTAAACCACACCATCCATCGTCACCTGAAAAACGCTGCTCGGTGTGGTCGCCTGGAGTTGCGCTTGCGACAATCCTGGCAGTTGCGCCGAGGAGAGCCACGCTGGGTAATATGTGCTGTTGTTGTAGCACGTCATCAGCAGCGCGCCGGGCCGCTTGGTCGCATTGAGATCAGCCAGGAAATAGGTCGCCGCCAGCATCGAGAGATAGCTGGTCGGGCCGAAGAACGATTGCACGGCGGTGAGGTTGGGGAACGAGTAGACCTGCCCCAGCGGGATATGATTATCCGTCATCACCAACAGGCCGTTGAGATCGAGGGCCGTGCCGCCCGCGTTCAGAACCGACGGAACGATGGATACGATTTGAGATGCGGGGATCGCTGATCCGCTCATGGATGGCTCCTCTGGTGGGTCTGAGATGACGCGCGCCCGAGGGCGCGGCGGATCAGGTCTGGGCTTCCCCGTTCATCCGGATAGCAGCGCCTTGCGGTGCCGGCCGGACGCCTCGGGCCGATTCGAGTTGCTGCTGTAGTTTGGTAAACACCGGCCATGTTTCGCGCATCGGCATCGGCGCGACCTGCAACGCCGCGAGGACGACATTCCACTCCGCCGCCGCGAGCATCGTCGTCATGATCTGGTCCGGACTGATCACGGCTGCAGGCGCCACATGCATCTGCGGCGGTAGCTCGGGAACCGGCTCAGGACGCGGCTGCACCACCGCCGGTTTTGCTGCGGGTT